TTCTCAACCAACAACGCTAGCGCCTGGTACTTTCAGTGCTGCGTCCGGTAATACAGGAATCGTGACTATTGGTACAACCACGGCTACAACTTTTGACATTGTTGCTTTGGCCGAAGGCTCTACCACAGTAACCGTGAATTGCCTAACCAGTGCTGGAACTGTAGCTTTTTCTGCCTCACTTGACGTCCTTGTGAATGCAGGAATTGCTACTCAGTATTCATTTGGAATTGGTACTCCTGTAAGTCAGTAATTCCAAACGCAGTATGACTAAACTTACAGTCACCGGGCAGCCCGAGCGTATTCCGACTGGGCTGCCTGAGAAGATCGCTTCAAACATACACAATGTTGGTTCGTCAACTGCTGCAAATGTAATTAAGCCGAAACGAATTAAGAGTGTGTACGCGAAAATTGCACATAATGTCAAGAATGTTCAGTCACGAGGAGTTCCAGGTTTATCATGAAAACTTATGGCCAGATCGCTTACGAGGGTTATTTCGAATCATGTGATGGTAAATCACTGATTTCAGGTGCACCTCTTCCTGTCTGGGATAACCAAGTAGATAAAATAAAAGATGCTTGGGAAGCTGCTGCGCAAGAAGTGAAATCCCAAGTTGAGGATGAATTAGCCCAATGATTAATGTTGCTGAGGAAATGAGCAAGCGAGCGGCGCGGCCCGTTCGTAAAGCAGAAAAGAAAGAACTTGATCGTATGACTATTACTCCTGCTGAATCAGGTGGTCATGTGATCGAGCATCATTTCAAACATGATTCGATGGGTCCATATCATGAACCTGAGACTCATATTGTCAAAACACATTCTGCACTAAAAAAGCACATGGACGAACACTGCACCTGTGGTGGTACTGGTGAAGGTGAAGAATGAGATTTGGTAAATTCCTTCTTCTCTCATTTTCTCTAGTCCCAATTCTTCCTTGCGCGAACGCGCAGACTACACAAATTGGCCTTACTGCCTCAGCTGGTGTTTCTAATAATAACACTCCTCCTTGGCCATTAGCTCCTGGGCAAATTTCAGTTTATCGTGAATTAGGAGCCAACGTCAATTGGGCCTACGTTGAAACATCAAGTGGTGTGTACAACTGGACTCATTTTGATGCAACAACGAATTTTGCGATAGCGCAGGGAGCAACAAAAATTGAATTCCAAATTTGGCAAACTCCCACATGGGCAAGCTCTAATCCTGGCGATACAAATTGTAGTGATACCACTTATCCTGGTTCTTGTGATCCTCCGTCGGATTTAAATTCAGATGGTACGGGAACAAATGCATTATTCAAAGCGTATGTAACTTCGGTAATGACTCGGGCGGCTGCGCAGTGGCCGGGAATTACTAGAGTTTATGCACTTTGGAATGAACCTTCTGCTGGGCCAACAAAATGGACTGGAACTAATGCACAATTAGTGAGGATGCAGACTGATGCTATTAATTTACGCAATTCCCTTGATGCTACTGGGCTTATTTTGTCTAGTCCGTTTGCAGGCTTATGGTCTACGTCTGGTCAGAATGCATTTACGTCATTCTTATCGGCGGGCGGCGCGGTCGGAGTCGACAGAATCGGATATCATGGATACCTAAATCCTGCAACAAATGTCGCGAGTGATGAGATTAATGTTATCCTTTCGTTTGTTCGCTCCGCTGTGAAATCTGCTGGTTTGACTGCGAAACTTGCCAACACCGAGTATTCTTGGGCAGACACTTCTAGTTTCACAGGTGACCAAGTTGCATGGGTTGGGCAAACGTTACTATTGCAACAACAACCTGATATCGATTACATTAATTGGTATGGGTTAAATTTCCCTTTTGGTACTTTGGTAACTGATGCAAATGCAGTTACACAATTCAATTTATCTCCCGCTGGAATTGCCTTCCAACAAATCTCTGGTACTTGGATTCCCCCTGGTTCGATACTTGGAACTGCGTGTGCACCGCTGGCTGCAAATGCTACAATAACAACATGCCAGGGTAGGAAATCTACAACTTACGGTTACGATCTTTTCGTTTGGTCGTCCGCGCCAACATCCTACACATTTCCAATGGGTACGTATCAATACATGTATGATACCCAAGGAAATAAAACAGTAATTGATAGTGCTGCCTCAGTTCCAGTAAGCCCGGAGCCTGTACGATTAGTTCCGGCGGCGCCGATTGTTCCACCAACACCAGGAAATCCCGGGCACCGGACTTGCCCGTGGTGGCACATTTTTTGTAATTGTGGATGCAAACCATGACAACGAAACACCCAGGATTCAAGAAAGTCCAGCAACACATTGCCAAGAGCGAAGGAATTAGTTCTAAGATTGCGGGTGCGATTTTAGCAGCACGCTCGCGCGGTGCGTCCAAATCCGCTAAGAAAGCGAATCCGAGGTTAAATCGTGTCAAGTAATGCTCGCGAAAGGCTCGATCCTGATACTGACATTGGTTACACAATTTATAACAAACAGTTGCGGTATCAATATCACAAAGAATTAAAACTCAAGAGAAAGAGACAAATGAAAAATGAATTGGTTAAAGTTCGTACCAGAACTGCTTAAAATTGTTGGGCCAGTGCTCACCGATGTAGGGAATCTTATTAGTGCCCACACAGTACCTACGGCACAACCAACTCCTGCACAAGCGGCTGAAACTAAGAAGGCGACTAAATAAGTGATTTTGTTGCGCGGTGCGTTAGGTTTGCTGTTGTTGATTGGCGTCAGCCAAGCACAAACACTGGTACTTTCCACTCAAGTTAATCCCAAAACAACAGGACCGTGTGTATTGGTTGTTGTTAATTCACAGGTTGTTTGTGCTGTCTTATCACCATTAGTAACACTAACGACCACCGGCGGAATCACAACAATTTCTGTTACTGGTACTACTAGCACAGCTGGTACACCAATAATTGAATCATTCGTGCCGTTAGCAGGTTCTCAAGTCATTACTATCTCACATCCCGCACTCGCAGGAACTGAGGTAGTTTCCCGTAATGGTTTGGTAATGACTCCGGGAACTGATTATGGTTTGAGTGGTACAGTAATTTCCTTCGTAGCTGTCCAATCCCTCCTTTCCACTGACATTATTCGAGTATCTTATCGTTATTAATTAACGTGAAATGAGTAATCTTGAGGTCAAATTTGCAAACCACCAACAACGAGAGTTTTATTTCTCCAGAGCGAGAAATCAATGTTTTAGCGGTGGCTTCAACAACGGAAAGACATTCGCCGGGTGCCTCAAGGGTATTAGCTTACTTACCACATTCCCAAATTCTCGGTTGATTATCGCAAGACAGGTCTATTCAGATCTTAAAGCTACGACGATGCAGACGTTTTTCAAACTTTGTCCTCCGGAACTTATTGAGCGAAACAACTTCCAAGACGGACTAACGATTCTTAAAAATCGTAGTCAAGTTAAGTGGATGCACTTGAAGGATGTTGAAATTAGCACACTCCGTGGAATTGAAGCTAATTGGGTAATGGTAGATCAAGCTGAAGAAATGGCAGAGGAAGTTTACGATGTTCTCGAAGCACGTATTGGACGTTGGGACGGTGCAATCGTGCCCTCAGCACTGCGTGAAATGCAGGAATGGCCAGTTTCGCCAACAGGAAAAGACATTGTTCCATCATACATCTGGCTTCTATGCAATCCCGACACTCAATTTCACTTTATTTACAGAAAATACCATCCTGATAGTGTTGAACGGCGCGGTAATCATTTTTTCGTTGAGGGAAGCTGGGACCCAAACTTAGGTTCGTATGAGACTTACCAAGAATCCCTACTCAAAGGTGAAGAATGGGTAGAAAAGTACATGAAAGGTGTTTGGGGACGTTCAAGTGCTCAAATTCACCGTGTGGTTAGTGATAGTTTGTTAGAATATTCACCTGAATTGATGGAAAGAATCAAGCGAAAAGGCAATCTTTTTCGTGTTTTAGATCATGGTGATAGTTCTCCTACTGCTTGCCTCTGGGTTGCTTCATTGGACGGAATTTATATCGTATATCGTGAGTATTACACTCCTGATCGGGTTATTTCTTATCATCGAAAGGCCATAAGCGATTTATCGATTGGGGAGAAATATTCAAGTGATTGGGCTGATCCTCAAATTTTCAAGAAAACTGCTCAGAAAGACGGTGGTTTCTGGACCGTATCACTCGAATACATGAGTGAAGATGTAGAAGGTCCCCCACTTTACTGGATTCCTGCTGATAACAACGAATTCGCAACAAGAAATAGATTAAATGAATTACTCCGCCCAAGTCCCTACACAAATCACCCTATTACTGGCAGTCAAAATGCACCAAAACTCTATTTTATTAAACGTTCTGAAGAAAATCCAAATGGTTGCTTCCACGTTATTAAGGAGACTCAATCCCAAAGGCGTAAACTTATTGGGTACGTGGATGGAAAGTCAATCTATAGTGATGATCGCGAGGAATCTATTGCAGATCATGCGTATGATTGTCTTCGTTATTTCGTGGCTATGCACGGCTCTCCGCTTGGTGAAACTAAACGGCCGCTGCGACCGAATACTTTTGCATGGTACAAAGTAATGGCTCAGCGGAGTAAACAATTGATGTCACGGTCTGCTTGATTGTTTTGTGAAAAATGCCTAAACAGGACAAGAAACAAATCATCGAGGACAATGTTTGGGGGACGCGAATTCCTCAAGCTTGTCGTTATTACGATCAATGGGCAAAACGATTTAAGTGCAATGTACTTGAAGACTACTATGAGGGTGAACAATGGAAGCAACAAGCAAATCTTGGATATAACCCATACACACTCAATGAAGTTTTCGACATCATCCAAATCAAGATTGCTCAATTTATCCCTACATTTCCACAGTTTCAACTTGCCCCGAAACCTGGTAACACGGATGACTTCAACACGGCAGCTGACAGCGCACAACTTAAAGAGCAGACGCTTAATCAACTTATTCAAAACGACGATACGAATTTCATTGATGAAGTAGAACTTGCGTACAAAGATTCTTTTTTCCGTTTTGGAATGATTGAGGTTGGGTATGGTGCAGAATGGATTCTCAATCCTAATGCTAAAAAACCATTGTTGTCAAATGATCGTGATGCGCGGTCGAATAGGAAAGAAATTGAACAACTACCACAGGAATTGCCGAGGAATGAACAGGTATTTGTCAAGCATATCCCAGCACGTAACTTTCGTATTGGTGGTTACGATCATAAGTATTTGAACAGATGTGGCTGGTGCGGTTACTACGAGTTTGTTGAAAAAGATGATCTTTGGAATCTTCCAGGATTGATTAACCAGAAAAAAATTGGCGATATTGGTGCAACTTATTCGAGTCTTTATGATGAACCAGATATTGAAAAACCTCTCACTGAAACTCCCCCAAAGAACACATATAAAGTCTGGAAGATTTGGGATCTTCGGGCGATGGTTCAACTTCTCGTGTTGGACAGTCCCAAGCTCACGGTATTTCAGAGACGATTTAAAAGACTTCCGCTGTTCGATATTCGGCCCGACAAGCGATTGGTTGTTACTGGTTTCTATCCTATTCCGCAAGTCTATCACTGGTTGTCACCTCAGGATGAACTGAATGAAACACGTGAGCAATTAAGAGCACACCGCCGTCGGTTTATTCGTAAATATCAGGCAGTAACTGGTATGGTTACTGATGAGGAAATTGAGAAATTTGAAACTGGTCCGGACGGTGCGGTTGTTCGAGTTAAACAACCGGATGCAATAACACCGATCCAGAATGCTGATTTAGGTCAAGCAATTGACAAAGCAATAATGACAAGTCAAGATGACTTGAATCGTATTTCTGGAACAAGTAATCAAACACAAGGTGTTGTTGATAGATCGACTGCTACAGAAGCACAGTTACTAAATGCACGTGGGCAGGTAAGGGAAAATAAAGATCGTGATAGAGTTGTTAAATGGATCTGCCGAATTGGTAGAGAATTACTACTTACTGCCAAGGATAAGTTTGTCCTTGGAATATGGATTGAATTATCTAGCCCTGAAGGAGAGTACACTTTCGGTCAGGCGCAAACAAACAATAAATCCTTTAAGTGGGTTAGTCACCAAGACCTTAACGATGGATTCGACTTCCGAATTACTGTGGACCTTGCATCGTTAAGCGTTAGTGAACAACAAAAAGAGAAACAAGCACTTTTTGAATTTTTAGCTGCACTCACTCAATTCCCAATGATTTCTTTCAGTCCTATTCTTGTTCGTGAGATTGCCTATCGAATTGGCTATCGGAATACTAGGGTAATTAAAGAATTTCAGAACCAAGCACTCGCAATGGAATTGGGTCGTCAGGCTCAACTCAAACAACAAATGGGCGGAGGAAATGCTGCACAACAAATTACACAACAAGCAACACCGCCCGCTGCGAGTCAAGTTGCACAAAGCATGGGACAGGGACAGGCACTTGTTCCTAATAGTCCCACAGGAGTTTAGTGATGCCGGATAATACTACGGGTTCCTTCGATTACCAACCAAGTGGTCAGGCCCGTTTAGAAGAATTAGCTTTCTCGGGCGGCCCGGCGATTCTACCTGAAGTTACTGAGTTTACGATGGATGTTTCATCGACTTGTTGTGCACAGGTGATTTACGATGCACAAAGTCAAACACTTGCTATTCAATTCCAGAAACGAGGCACATATGTGTACAATAATTTCCCGATGGAAGATTATACCGAGTTTGCCAATTCTGGTTCAAAAGGTCAATATTTCAATGAAAATATCCGTGGTCAATTTGAGTACGAAAGGATCGGATAATGCCTAAAGAAGATGGAACATTGTCAATTGAAGAATTTACTTCTTCACCACTTCCAGTTACTGAAGTTCCTCCTGTTGAGACAAAAGAAACAGAAGATGAGGAATCATCCGATGAAGAATCCTCTGATGAGGAAGAATCTCCCGATCAAAGCGGTGAAGTCGAAGACTTGGATGAAAATGCCATAAAAGAAGCTAAAGCCCTTTACAAAATGTTGAAGGGTGATAATGCCACAGAAGTTGTGCGCATGATGGCTAAAAATGTGGGTCTTTTGCAAGATCCTCCTGAAACTAAACAGGAAGTCAAAGCCGCTAAGAAGAGTATGACGGCGATTCTCAAGGATAAACTTGGGGAATTTGGATTTTTAGCAGAAAAGCTTGGTCCTGCATTGGACGAAATGTTTGAAGAAGTACGCGCTGAGTCTGCTCAACGTGCTGTGCAGCTTGAACGACGTGAAATTGATAATGACGTTGTTAAAGCAACTGCTAAACTTAACAAAGAATCAAAAGGTGAGTTTGGAAAGCTCGAAAAAGAAATTTCCAGGTTAGCTGATAAAATCAAGCCAGGCGCTGATACATCAGTTGAAGAGTACATGCGTTCTCTTTATGTGATAGCAAGCTCGCAGAGTAAGGTCGATCCAAAGACCCTATCACGAAGAATTGAACAAAATCGTACGAACGCATCCGATAGGGTGCGAACATCACAGCAACCTGAACCTGCTTTTGATAGGAACACTAAACGTACATTGAAAGAGTCGATTAGGGTTGCTGCTGAATCACTTTCTCGACAAAAGTAAAAAGGAAAACTAATGTCAACAGTTACTTTTGGAAATGCGAGCGCCCCGTCACAGATTATTACTAATCTGGACGCCTTGTTTTCGCAGAGTCTTGCAGCTTACCGTAAGACTTTGTACGATAACATTGGCGCCGCAAATCCTTGGTTACACGAAATGATCTCTCGGGAACTTTACGAGGGTCAAGATGGTGGTACAGATATTCGGACACCATTATTGTATGCACTTAGTCCAATGGATTGGTATTCGGGTAATGACGAACTGTCGGTAGCTGCGACAGATGGTGTTACCGAATCAGTTTACACTTGGGCACAGGCCGCTACACCAATTTCATACAGTATGAAAGAAGTGAAGCAAAACAAACAACGAATTCTCAATCTTGTGGAAACCAAGATGAAACAAGCGGAGATGGGAATTCAGGAAGGTTTTGCTCAAGCTTTCATGTGGGGAGCTGCAACAACTGGTGGAACTTTGTACACTCCACAAACTTCTCCGGTTAATGGTGCAACTGGAATTGATCCACTCTTTAAGTTGATTGATTTTGTTCCCAGTGCCAATCGTTCAGTTGGGAATATCAATCAATCAACTTCGACTTGGTGGCAGAATAAAACCTACACCAGTTCTGCAGCAACCACGAGTGCTTTTGCGCTAGAAGTGGATCATGTTTTCAATCTTTGCTGCCTTGGTACGGGCGGTAAGCCGAAACTGATTCTTATGGATCAAATTACGGATGAATTGTACATTCAGTCATTACGTAGCTTGTACCGGTTTACGGAACTTCAGGTGGATCAGGCGTATCCATTTGAGAATTTCGTATATCGGGGAGCACACTGGGTAATGGATGACAAAGTTCCTGATGTTTATTCGGGAGTTATTCCAAACCTTCTAGCCGGAAGTGGTGATCCTACTTCACTGACTTACGGTTCGGCTGTTTACATCAACCCTGAATTTTTCCGGTTGGTTTATGAGGAAGAATCTGATTTCGTCATGCTGAAAGATGAGAACGGTAAAACTTTCCAGAAACCAATTGCTGGTGATTCACGAGTTGGTCACATGGCATGGATGGGAAATACTACTGTCCAGAATCGCAGGAAAAATGGCGTGCATGGTAAAATTGCACGTACACTGACCGTAGCGTGATTGTAATCACATAAAGGAGATTAAAGAAATGGTTATCAATCAAAATCCTGGTCTTAACAAAGCGGACGCAGTTCTCGTTTCTATCCTAAATGGTGACACAGTTACTATTCCCACTGGTGCACCTGTTGTACTGTATCCTGCGGGAACTAGTGCAGTTAATGGTCTGACTGTCGCCTTACCAAGCACAGTTGCTTCGCTGGGTTTAATTCAATCCATGTTTTATGGGGTGAATACTCAACAGTTGGCAGTTGGTGCAATGGGAAATGCTACTCTTTCGGGAATGTGTTTCTCGTTGCTTTTCGAATCACAAACACGCTCATCTAGTACTGTAAATTGGGCATCGTTCGCGAGCCAATCAATTGGGCAGTATTTGACAATTGACACAGTGAACAATATGTTTGTCACTGCTGCATCAACGATCCAATACGCAAGTGCATCTACCGCTGCAACACCTTTGACGATAACTCTTCAAGGTCCTGGTGCGGTTTTGATGCAAACAATTGCAACTTACGCTAGTTCGGCAAGTGCGACTAGCGATACCCGTACATCGATTACTTATGCCGTTAACGCATTTGTGAGGTTGATGTAGGTTGTTCTCTCTCATTACTCTGCTAGCTCTGAAACTAAATGGAAGAACTGTTTGTTGTTATCTCCATTGTGTTTTGGAGTTAGCAGAGAATGTGGATGCTATTTGTGAATTAAGCCTTAATTAATATGAAAATACTCATTGGAATAAATACTCTTACTGAAGTTGGACAAATGGTTTATGGGAACCACATGCAGTTCTGGTTCCGATTGGGTCGTGACACCGATTACGAATTTATTTTCTTCGCACCGCGCCGTATGAACATTGATAACATGCGGAATATGGCCGCTAAGTTGGCGATTGAAAATGAATGTGATTATCTTCTTTTCATTGACGATGATGTTCTTGTTCCTTTTGATACATTGCAACGATTAATTGCTTGTAATGCTGATGTGGCAGCTGGTTGGACAGTGATTCGTGGTTATCCATACTTAAATATGTTTTTTAGGTGGGTGGGTGGCCCGGATGGTGAGAAAAAGAATCTTGAGAATTGGCCTGATCCAGTACCAGCACCTGAAATGCTTGAGTGTGCAGCAGTCGGATTTTCTTGTTGTTTGTTGAAAGTTGAAACACTCAAGAAACTTTCAACTCCTTACTTCATTACCGGACCATTCAATACTGAAGACATTTATTACTGTATGAAAGTCCAACGGGAGGTTCCGGGTGCACGCATTGTTGTTGATACTGGTGTACTTACGCAACACATGCTTGATCCTGAGTTTGTGTCGGCTGTGAATAAGAAACAACTAAAAGAATATCGGGAAGCCTGTGATTCGGCAATTAATGTTAATTCACAGCCTGCACCTGAAACACATGAACAACAGGAAGCTAAGATTGGTGATCGTTCGTTACCGACTTACGAAAGTGTTTTGGAGAATGCTATTTTTGGCGCAGCAAAATGACCAGACTTGACATTCAAGCAAGTGTACAACAATTCTTTCAGGATACTGTGTATTACCAGACACAGGACATTAACAACAGTATCCAAGATGGAATGGACGAGATTTGTGCATTTACT